AAACAATAACTTCTCCGAAGTATATGGAGATATTAGTGTTTTACAAGCTACTGCTGGTATTGGTGGAAGTGGATTGTCATTTGATAGTGGTGGTATTCGTTTTGAAGGATCTACTGCAGATTCTCACGAAACATTACTCATAGCCACAGATCCTACATCAGATAATACATTGTTATTACCAGATAGTTCTGGCACATTAGCAAGTGTAGCTAGGATTACACAAATTGTTGATAGTGCTTATGTATCATTTATTACAGGAACAGCATTTGATTCAGCTTCAACTATTACACTCATAAGAAATAATTCGGTTGACTCTGCTCACACATTATTACTGATTGATAGTGCTTATATTCAGTTTAGACAAGTAACATCTTCATTTGATTCGAATGAAGTAACAGATATTGTAGATAGTAGTTATGTCAAAGCATTTACTGATAGCGCATATGTAAAAGGATTTATCGATTCAAGTCATGTGCATTCAGTAGTCAATATTCTTGATTCTGCCGCTGTATTATCAATTGCAGATTCATCACAGCTCGATTCAGCTGATATTATACAAATGATTGACTCATCATATACTCAAACAAGAGTCGATGTAGTTAATCTCAGGAACTACACAGTAGCTACAGCTCCTAGCACTCCACCTCATGGTACTTTAATATTCTGTACCAACGGAAACTCCGGTGCACAATGCCTCGCTGTCTATGATAGTAATGGCGATAGTGCCGCCGGCCCGGGATATTTTAGACGTATTGCACTTGGTGCAGAGATTAGTACATAAGGATTAGAAAATGCCAGCAGTTATTACAGATGCCCTTAAACGACAAATTGCAGCAGACTTTTTTGACCAATTTACGAGTGATTCAAAAAAGTACTACATAGGTGTAGGTAGATCCGAACAGTGGGATTCATCGGATACAGTACCTACTCCAGTTAACACACCAACAGAGATCAGTGCTTTTAGAGATGGAATGCAATCTGTGAAGAAAGTAACTGGTACTTCACTTGTTGTTCCACGTAATAACTGGTCTTCTGGTAGAATTTACTCACAATACGATGATCAGCAGGGTGGTTATCCTACTAATCCTTACTATGTCATGACAGACAATAACCAAGTTTATGTTTGCCTTGAAACTGGTCGTAATATTCTTGGTGTTGCACAACCATCTACAATTGAACCTACCGGTGCAAATAATGATTCATTCAGAACAGCCGATGGTTATGTTTGGAAATTTATCTTTACTGTATCTGCAGAACGTGGCAATGACTTTATGTCTTCTAACTTTATGCCGGTTCAAAAACAAGGTGATACTGATTCTAACTCAACTGGTATACAATTAAAACAAAAAGAAATTCAAGATAACGCTGTAGCAGGTCAAGTTCTTTCATGTATTATTACTGATGGAGGCGCAGGATATACTGCCAATCCTACAGTAACTATAACAGGTACCGGTTCAGGTGCGCTTGTGGATGCAGCGATTGACTCATCAACCGGACAACTCGTAAGACTTCGTATGCGAGATTCTGGTGCTTCAGCGCAGGTCTTAGGATCGGGTTACACGAGTGCTAATGTAGTAATTACTGGAGGTGGATCGCCTACATTGACTGCTACAGCTCGAGCAATACTTGGTCCTGATTCTGGTCTTGGTCGAGATTCTAGAGAAGATCTTAAGTCAACTTCAATTATGTTCCATACACCATTGCTTGGTACAGACAGTGATTTTGTTATCAATCAAGATTTTAGACAAGTAGGATTAATAAGAGATCCTTTGAAAATGACAGGAGCTGCTTTTACTGACACGACAGGTAACGCACTTATAAGTATGACACTTTCTTCAATTGTAACATCTTTCACAACAGATAAGACAATTGAAGGACAGACATCTCAGGCAAAAGCATTTATAGATAATATTGATTCGAATCGATTATTCTATCATCAAACAACTTCAACAGGGTTCGGTACATTCGTAACCGGCGAAACAATACAAGAAGTTGACGGTGCAGGTCAAGGTGTGATTGATTCATCAGCCACGGCTCCGGAAGTTGATCCTGAAAGTGGTGCAATCTTATTCATTGATAACCGGTCTCCTGTGTCAAGAACTGCAGCACAGAATGAAGACATTAAAGTTATTATCCAATTCTAAAGGTATAAAAAATGGCAATCACCCTCAGTAGTACTATATTCCCATCTAATTATAAAGATGACTATGCCGATAGTGATGGGTATTATCGCATTCTATTCAATAGTGGTAGATCACTGCAAGCTCGTGAACTTACACAGATGCAAACGATTCTACAGAAACAGATTGAAAGATTAGGTTCTCACACATTCAAAGAAGGCGCAGTAGTAAAGCCGGCAGAACAAATACTGAATAACGCTTATGAGTTTGTGAAACTAGATCCTACATCAAATGCATTAGCTACTACTGGAATAGCGGGTACAACTTTCACTGGCCAAACATCAGGTGTTACAGCTCGAGCAATTGAGGGTGTTCAAGCAACTGGCTCTGATCCAGCTACTATTTACTTTGCGTATACAAATGCTCCAGCTGCACAATCTGGCGCAACTACAGTAAGGTTCACACCTGGTGAAACAATAACAAATGGAACGGCTGTTCTTACTGTACAAATCATAAATACAACAACCGATCCAGCTGTAGGTCGAGGAACTAGACTTTCGCTGGGCGAAGGTATCTATTATGTTCAAGGTTACTTTGTATTTGTCGATGCTCAATCTACAATTGTTTCTAAGTATACTGATATACCAACAGAAACTATTGGATTTACTATTGGTGAAAAAGTTATTAATGTAGATGATGATGAGGGATTATATGATAATCAAGGTGCTACACCTAATATATCTGCTCCAGGTGCTGATCGTTATCAGATTAAATTAACGTTGACTACTGAATCTGCAGCAGATGCTACTCTTAACTTTATGCCAATCTTAAATGTTCAAGATGGTGTTGTTTACAGAGAAACAGATAAAAATAACCAATATAACATTCTTGGAGATGTAATTGCAACAAGAATTAAAGAAAATTCAGGTGACTATTTAGTAAAAAGGTTTAAGTTAGATATATCCGCTGACTCTGATCCGGATAATTTACTATTTAATGTAAGTGATGGTACTGCAGTAGTTGACGGATATAGAGCAGCAATTTATTCACCCACAACAATTCGAATTGATAAACCATCTGAAATAACAAAAATACAAAATGAAGTTACGGCTGCTGGTTTCGGTAACTATGTTTTAGTTGACGCCACCATGAGTACAGCTAATAATAAAGGTTTACCTAATATCAATACCTTTGAGAAATTTGATTTAAGAAATGGTGGAGGATATGGCGGTTCTACAATTGGTACTTGTAGAATAAAATCTGTGTCGGCAGATACCGGAAATCTTATGAGGTATTACCTATTTGATATTGAGATGATTGGAACAAATAGTTTTAGAAACACAGTTTCAATTGGTACTTCAGTCAATGATTACATTAACCTACATAGACCAAATGGTAAAGCAGTATTATTTGAGATTGGAAAAAACCATGCACTTTTTGGTGTACCACATACCCGTCCTCAATCTTTAGATGATATTAGTTTTTCAGTTCAGCGAAGATTCCAAGTTACAACTGATGGTGCTGGTGCAGCATCTCTTTCATTGTCTGCTACTGGAGAAACATTCGCGAATGTAAATGATTGGCTTTTTGCAAAGGCCGATAGTGACATTTACACCCTGGCTGTAGGTAACACCGGTGCGGGTGCGGCCGCGGCTAACTTGTCAGGATTACCAGCTAGTTCTACAATTGAGATTCTAGGTTACGTCAATAAATCTAAAGCGACTATTAGAAATAAAACACTTACCGAAACTACTGTTACTGGTTCAGTAATCAATGGTGAATTACTACTCGGTAAACCAGACATATTTGAAGTAACTCGTATTCGTGAAAAAGATTCGAATGGTAGAGATTTTACCAGTAAATTTGAATTAGATAATGGCCAGAGAGATACTATGTATCGTAATGGTAGACTTAATTTGAAGTCTGGTGTAGCCACACCATCTAATCAAGTCTTTGTAAGGTTTAAGCATTTTACTCATGGTGTTAATGGTGACTTCTTTGCGGTGAATTCATATATTGGTCAGTGTGACTATGATAAAATTCCTAGTCACACAATGGATAATGGTAGTATCATTACTTTAAGAAATGTTCTTGACTTCAGATCAGTTATGGATGCTGATAGTGACTTTGCTAATTCAGGAACCGGGGCTCGAGTTAATGAGCTTCCTCAAGTGAATGATACAATTCAAGCAGATATTTCATACTATCTTCATAGAGCTTATATCCTTTATATCGATACTGAAGGAAACTTGAATTTAATTAATGGTAGAGATGATTTTAGACCGGAACTGCCGGCATTACCAGATAACGCATTACCTCTATATAACATTTATCTAGGTGGTAATACATTAAATGATTCTGATACAATAATTAGAAAAATCGATCATCGTCGATATACTATGAAAGACATTGCTCAACTTGAAGAAAGACTTGACAATGTTGAAGAAACTGCTTCGTTAAATCTTTTAGAAATAGACACTAAAAACTTTAAAGTATTAGACTCGGCAGGTTTAGATAGAACAAAATCGGGATTCTTCGTTGATAATTTCTCAACTCAAATATTTGCAAAGACAGATGCTGAAGAATATAGAGCATCGATAGATCCTGTAGTTAACCAATTGCTACCATCATTTACCGAAGATAATATTAGACTTATATATGATTCTGCAGCTTCAACCAATGTAATTCGTAAAGGTGATAATGTTTATTTAAGTCATACATCAACACCGTATATTTCTCAAACTAAAGGTTCTAGAGCAGTTAAAATAAATCCTTTTGAGGCAGTTATCTATCACGGCGATATTGAACTTTCTCCTGCATCTGATGAATGGAGAGAAACACGAGTTAGAACTAAAAAAGTTATTAATGGAGGAACTAAACTCAATACTGAACAAGCATTTTTGTGGAACAATTGGCAGTGGAATTGGGGTGGAATAGCAGTTCAAGATTTGAATGTTGGCTCTACTACAAATGTTAAAACTGATACTACATCTTCTCAAATTATTAGTAATACAAATAAAGTTGTATCAGAGGAAACATTGCTCGAAGTAACAGCTGAAAGAATACTCAATGTTGCGCTTATACCTTTTATGAGATCACGTAAAATATTCTTTAGAGCACAAGGATTAAGACCAAGCTCTACTGTATTCCTGTATTTTGACGGTGTACGTATGGATGACTGGGTAAGAGAAGAAACATTTACTCGTATGTCAACGCTTGATGTCGAATACGGCAATATACATAATCGTGCCGGCACACATCCTGATGGATCAAGCGCTCTTACGACAGATGTTAATGGCGCAGTTGAAGGATCATTCTTCCTTCCAAATACTGCGTCAATAAGATTTAGAACAGGAACTCTAGAATTTAAGATATTAGATATTAGTTCTAACAACGAGAAAAACTCTGGTACAATTGGAAGAGCGCTATATTCAAGTACCGGTTACTTAAACACAGTTGATCAAGATATTTTGTCAACTCGAATTTTGAATATCGAACATTCACAAACAGTGACTAATAGACCACAACCGGCATATCATGATCATGGAGGTGGTGATGATGGCGGAGTCGGCGGTAACGGTAACTCAGGTGGCGGCGGTAGCACAGGTAGCAGCGGTAGCCCAGGTGGTCACGGTGGAACCGGTGGCAATGAGCCCGGTGCTGGTGGAGGTTCTAACGGTGCTGGTGACGGTAGCCAAGGTAGTGCTGGAACTCATATTTGCACAGCTACCTTTAATCTTGGTATGGTTAATCTACCAGACTTTAAGATTCTCACAAAATACGGGCTTGGCCTGAGAAGATCAGA